GCATCTGCTCTGGGTAATCCTTCTGGCGATGATTTAACTTTCCAAGTTAATGGTGTCAATGCTGCTGGTAACCTGTATAACCTGCCTATCAGTCAACCATCTGCACTTGACTTCAGAATTGGTGATTTACTTCTTATCGATAGAGGTGATGCTAATTCTCCCGACAGTATTGATGATCAGCAACAACTTCTTGCTCGCGATCAAGAACAGAATGAAATTGTTACTGTTGTTGGATTAACTAATGTCACCAACCCCAACGATCCTAATGGTTATCGTCTCGCAGTTTCTCGTGCTACTGATGGAACGACAGCTAGAACTGATCACCCTGATGGTTGTGTAATTAACAAACTTGATAAGCAGGTTGCTGCTTCTTACATTACTGGATTCGACTTTGATGAAAATGGTGAACTTGATCCTGTATCTAGTGTCCTTATCACCGATTCCCAGGTTCAGAAGATTGTCTCTGATGGTACAAACATCATCACAATTCACTGGCAGAGTGAGACAAATGATTCACTGAATATTGATTATGGCGAGTTCATTAGAATCTCTGGTACTAATGTCAGTGAACTGAATGGTGATTGGCCTGTACAAGCATCTATCGTCGGTTCTTCTAATACTGTTGAGGTTCAGATTACTACTGCACTCGCAGCAAATGAATACCTTTGGTCTGATCAAACAGCAGCTGCTGAAGTAAGACTACAGAGTGCATCTGGTCTACTTGCTGGAACGGCTAATGTTCGTATCGGTGTTGCTGAATTTGGTGGAGTTCTAACTACAAATGATTACCTGCTTCTAACTAATCAGGAAATTGTTAAGGTTGTTGAACTAACCTCTACTGATATTCAGTCATTCATTGTCACTGACGGTGGTGATCCAGAATCTGTTAACTTTAAGATCGAGTCTACAACTGGCAATACATTCGGTAGTGGTGATCTGAACTTCGGTCAAGGATTTAATAAACTGGTTGTTCAAGGAACTACTGGTAACACTGATATTGCTGGTACACTTACCACCGAAAACACACTTACCATCAACGGTTCTACTATCGAAGGTCAAGAGTTCTTCACCATTACAAATGGTGGTCCTTCTTACCTCTCCGATGGTGTAACTGTCGCTGTTCCATTTAGAACTACATTCCAGATTGACACTGCAAATGGTAATCTGACCATGAACGGTGGTAACATCAATATCTTCGGAACTGATGGAACTACACCACGACTCACATTTGATAATTCTTCTGGCGACTTTACCACCTATGGTTCATTCTCTGCTCTGGGCACTGGTACGAGTACATTTGGTGGATCACTATTGGTTCAAGGAGATATTACACTTAACGGTGGAGATCTAACGGTCAACTCTAATGGTTCTGAAATCTTTGGTGTTGATGATGACGGTGCTGTTAAGATCGCTGGTATTGAGAACTACTTCTCACAAACTGGCGGACGTAAGTGGGAATATCAAGATGGATTTGAGGTTGATCTTGAAGCCAACGTCAACTACTTCCTCAACGTAACGCAGAATACTGTTGCTAAACTACCACCCAATCCTCTAATTGGCGATATGATTCGCATTATAGATATTGGTGGAACCCTAACTTATAACCGTTCACTGGTTATTAGAGCAGAAACTGGCGTTGCGGTTCAGAACTCTACGGAGAATACTGGTTTAGCAATGCTATCGGGTGTAGGACAAGGTGCTATTAATGGTTACAACGGTGGTGAACTTATTGTTCAAACTCCATATGCAGGATTCGCACTTGTATATGCTGGTACAGCAGATCCAAATGGTGATACTGCAGTTCCTGCTGGTAAAGATGGTTGGTATCTAATCGAGGTCTAATAAATGCCCTTCTATCAAGAGATTAAGACAGCAAAAGGTGCCGCTATCGGCACCATTATGCCGTGGACGGGGGGTTTGACTCAAATCCCCGCTGGATGGCTTATTTGTGATGGTCAGAGTGTTGCTGCTAACGAATTTCCTCTGTTAGCACAGGCGATTGGTGATACTTACAATGCAGGCAACAGTAACTTCGTTGGAACTGGTGCTAATTCTTTTCCTAACTATGGTGGCAACATCAAACTTCCTAATTTGAACGGGAAGACCTTGATGGATATAGAGACATCTTATTTTGCTGATCGTGCTTCTGGTGGTACAGGACGTGCTGCTGACACTGATGTTCAGGCATTGACTCTATTGTCTCCTTTGATTGGTACAAATGAAGATAATGGTGTCACTACTATTTTTACTAATGTTTATGTTGATTTAGTCTTTGCTATTGCGGATGACGATAGAACTGGATACGTTGGTAGAATTAAGGGTAATACTTTAATTAACGGCGATGCTTTTCAGACGATGTATATTGGACCTAGAAAACTAGGTAGAGCACACATCAAAAGACATAATCATAGTGGAACTATTGAGACTATTGATAATGCATCTATTACTTCACCTGGAGATGGTGTTGTCCCATATGGAGACATCTCTTACCAGATTTTTGCACAAGGTGTTGATAACGACGGTAATAATGAAGATGGTGGTGATACATTCTACTTTGGTTGGACATCAGACATCTCATATCGTGGAGACTCGCCCCAAGAAACTGGCAATGGAGAATCCAATGTTTCTGTCACGTTTGATAGTGAAACCTCTGACGTTGTTGGTGGCATCATTGGTGCTTCTGGATATTCAACGGGATCTGGTCCTTCGCAAGACCTTTACACTTTAGAGTGGCCTGGTCCTGGTGATGATATTGAGAACGGATTTGGTCAAGGTTCTGCTGGTAAAGTCATGGGAAAGGTTGCTGCGGAGCAACCACCAATCAACTTGAAAGCAAACAGTCTTACAAAATCTCCTTTAACAAGAAACTTTCTCAATACTCCAGATAATCCTGATGGTCAATATATTTCTGGATCTGTACCTTTTGGTGTAGGCGGCAATACAGTTGGTCTTCCCGATGGATTTACTAATTACTACACAACATCTGATCCAACTGTTCGTGATACTTTATTAAGTAATCCTGGTCGTAGCTTTACTGCAGATACAGCTGACGATCAGATTTTCGCACACACTCATGATGAATTTGATGTTGCATTTGACTCTACTAGAATGAGACCACAAAGTAATATCACTGCTGACGTAAACTTACCATTCACTGTAAACCTAGACAATACTGCAAATAGGAATGCGTTACAGATTGATTTTAATGTAGAACAACCAAGAGTAACCTCTATATACATTATCAGGGCATACTAAAATGGTAGTAAGAAATAATTACGCAAGACAAAAATCATATTGGGGTGGTATTCCTGGAACCATTCAGATTCATACTGTTCCTGGTTTGGGGTTTAACAATGATCCTACAACTGCTGTGTTTAAAGAAAATTTACCAGCGGGGTTTTTGAAATGTGATGGCACTGTTCAGAACGCTAAAGATTACTATCTCTTGGCTCAAATTCTTGGTATTGGCGATGAGTCTAGGTTTAAAAAACCTGATACTAATGTGAGAAATGCGGACGCAGAAACCAATGATTTAGGACAGTTTCAGCTACCAGATTTGGGATCTAAAGTAATTATTGGTAGTAGAGGATCTGGTGAATATTTTTCTACTGTCATGGAAAACGATCCTGGTAGAAGCAAAGTTGGTGTAGAAGTAGTTCCGCAATCTAACATTGGTGATAGAGCAGTGGTTAATTATATTGGAAATATGCAGATCAGTGGTGATAATGCTGCTTTTAACGGTGTCCCAAAATACAATCTTCCTAGAGATACCAGTCCATACTCTCTAGCTATCGACGAGTTCCAAGGTCACTACCATAATGTAGGTGGAGATACTGGTTTTGTTAGACTGAATTATACAGGACAGCATGATATTAGTGGTCAAGGTAAAGGTGGTGATCCAAATAGCGCAAATGCTTCTGCTGGTAACTCTTTAGAAGAAACATCTTTAAATGTGCAAGATCCTGGATCAACAACTCACGATCACACTATTACAAGACCATACAATTACACGAGTAATTTTTCATATTCTTACCCAAATACAGAGCTTCAAATTGATGATATGTCATCTTATGTGGATGTTGATATTGAAGATTTAGATCTATTGAATCAAGTAGTTACACCGTTTATTCTAGTCCATTACATTATCAAGTTTTAAGATATGGGACGTTTATGCTATATCTACACGAATAGTACAGGTTACTACGTTCCGACCGCTACCAAATGTATTTGTTATTTTTCTGTTGGTGGTGGAGGCGGTGGAGCTCGCCCTAATGTAGGATATGATTTTGGTAGATCTCCCACTTCTGGTGGAGCTACTTACTATTCTGCTGGTGGACCATATGCTGGTGGTGGCGGACCAGGACAAATATATTCTGGTGGTAGTGGTGGATATGGTAACTATTCTTATGGTCAGAGAGGATTTTATAATAGCTCTGGAGGAAACACTGCTCGTGCTAGACCTGGATATGGAAATTATGGGT